GCGTGCTAGAAGTAGGATTTGGATTAGGGTTCACGGCCACTCAGTTTCAAGAGTGTGGGATCCAAAAGCACGTGATCGTAGAAGCGCACCCGCAGATGGCAGAAAAAGCACGCGAGTGGAGAGAAGAGCATCCCACTAAAGATATTGAAATTATAGAAGAGTTTTTCCAAGACTATCAGTATAATGAAAAGGATTACGATTTGATTTATGATGATAGATTTGAAATGATCAATAGAGAAAGAGAATATCGAGATCACTTATTAGAGCAGGGGTTCACTTTTGTGGCACCTCCAATCCCCTTTCCCTGCTGGAAAGTTATAGTAGATAGAGGTAAGAAGGAATAAACTTAGAGTTTAGACTTTTTAATAACTATTTACTGGGAGATAGATCTTTGTATATGAGGAGACGTGTATGTCATCAAATAATATGTTAAAACAGGCGATTATAGATGCGGACGCTTTACGCGAAGTCGCACTTAAGAACGCAGAAGCAATTGTGGTGGAAAAATATTCTAACCAAATTAAAGAAGCGGTCGATACAATGCTTGAGCAAGAAGAAGATCCGCTTGCTGACCCCCTTGAGATGGGTGGCATGCCTCCCTTGGGAGGCGAAGAAGAGGGACTGCCCGTCTCTCGTGCTGCCGATGGCTTACCCGACGAAGAGCCGGGTAGCGAGCTAGGGTCAACAGTAGATCTAGCTGCCGTCGATGGAGAAAGATTGTGCCCATGCCCAGCAGATGGTGAGGCGGTAGAAGTTAATTTTAAACAACTTCAAGACTTGATGACTACTCTGGAAGAGCCCGGAGAAGAGGTAGGAGAGGTAGAGATTGAGGAAGAGGAAGTAATGCCGGCCCCAACGCCCGAAGAGGCACTTGCCGAAAACTTAGATGTGGACGAAGAGGTTATGATAGAGTTGGATGATCTTCTTGACGAGGAGATGCCTCCACACGCAGAAGAGTACGAAGCGATGCAAACAGCAGGCGAAAACGAAGTAGCAACAGAAGAAATCGAGCCGGCCATGGACGAAGGGAACATAGAGGATGTCGATGGCGCCATTATTGCCTTGGATCAACAAGCGGATGCAAACCCTGCATGGTACGCTGAATCAATCAAGCGCAACAAGAAAATGTTGCATGAGAACAGTAAGCTTACAAAAACGAATTCAAAAATGCTTAAAGAACATAAGCATCTTTTAAAAGAGCAGAAGCAAATTTTAAAAGAAAATAAAGAGATGAAAAATCTCTTAAGAAAACTTTCTGGCAAATTGGAAGAAGTAAATCTTTCAAACGCCAAATTAATTTATACGAATCAGGTTCTTAGTAATGGTACCTCCTTGAATGAGCGACAAAAACAACGTATTGTCGAATCTATTAATAGTGCCGATTCAGTCGAAGCAGCGAAGTCTATCTATGAGACACTTCAAAGCGCAGTGGGTTCATCTCTTCAATCAAGAGACAAATCGCAATCACTGAGCGAAGCAATCGTTAGAGGTAATGCTACAACGCTGAGACAAAAACAAAAAGAAACAAAGCAAGATCCTCATATGCAACGTATGAAGAAACTTGCTGGCATTTAATTCATTTAAGGAGGAAAAACAAAATGTCTATTTTAGAAAAATTGACTGAAGGGATCGTTAGTCGTGACCTCAGTAGAGAGAACCATGCTCTTCTCGATAAGTGGGAAAAAACTGGTCTTTTGGAAGGATTGGAGGACGGCAACAAGCGTAATGCTATGGCGTGTCTCCTTGAAAACCAAGCAAAAGAGCTTCTTCGTGAAGCATCAACCATGGCAGGAGCTACTGGCGGTGACGTCGAAGGCTTTGCTGCTGTAGCATTTCCAATCGTTCGACGTGTATTCGGCGGATTGATTGCCAATGACTTAGTGTCGGTTCAGCCGATGAGTCTGCCCAGCGGACTTATCTTCTTTCTCGACTTCACCTTTAATGAGAGTCGTTTAGGTAACACAATTGACACGTCGCTATACGGTGGTGGAGTGGTTGCTTCCGGACTCACCGGTGGCGTATCGCTGACAGGTGCTAATGCAGAAGTGTCGTTCTACAATTTGAACAACGGCTATGCATCTCCAACTGGTTCCGATGCGACTGCAATTGCGACCGCAGTTCAGTCTGGTACTATTGGTGGCCCAACAGCAGCCGATGCGGAATGTGCAGAACTTTGTCGTTATGACCCTGATATTGCTTCTGGGACTGCTGTTGCTATTGCTTCAATGAGCGGTTCACAGTTAGCACAGTTGAATTATGACGATTTAGTGAGCATTACTCGTACTCCCACTGAAGGAAGACAGGCTCGTCGTTTGTCTCAATTGAGTGGAACGTCTGACACAGTTGTGAATCTGGTTCTGGTTTCGACCACAGCTAGTGAAACTCCCATCACTCTGATGGCGGCCTTAACTGCTGCTGATTCTACGTCTTGGGTAGAAGTTGATAACTTCCGAACTGGCGGAGCGATTGGTTCTGTTGAGGGTGTTGATAACTGGGGATTGGAAAATAATCCAAACATTCCAGAAATCGACATCAAGGTGGACAGTGTTGCTGTGACGGCAAACACCAAAAAGTTGAAAGCAAAATGGACCCCTGAATTGGGACAAGATTTGAACGCTTATCACAACCTCGATGCCGAAGTTGAATTGACAAGCATTCTGTCTGAACAAATTGCTCTCGAAATCGACCAAGAAATTTTGGAAGATTTGGTGAAAGGTGCGACAGCTGGTAAGTTTTACTGGAGTCGACGCCCTGGAAAGTTCCTGGTGCGTGATACTGGTACTTCTACTGCTGGCTTGACGGATCCCGGCGACTTCACGGGTAACGTGTCGGAATGGTATGAGACTTTGCTCGAAACCATTAACGACGTGTCTGCTCAGATTCATCGTAAGACGCTTCGAGGCGGAGCAAACTTCTTAGTTTGTGGTCCCGAAGTATCTAACATTCTTGAGTTCACAGCAGGCTTTAAAGCACGCGTGACTCATGATGATGATAAGGGCACCGCTGGTGCAGTTAATGTCGGTAACATTTCCAAGAAATGGGATGTCTATGTAGACCCCTACTTCCCACGAAATGTGATTCTGGTAGGTCGTAAGGGTAGTTCATTCCTCGAAAGTGGATATGTCTACGCCCCCTACGTGCCATTGCAAACCACACCCACCATCTTTGGTATTGAAGACTTCGTGCCCCGCAAGGGAGTCATGACGCGATATGCCAAGAAAATGGTGCGTCCCGATATGTACGGACTGGTTATCGTCGAAGACTTGTTAGGTTAAACTTTCGAGTCCAACAGTTAACTAAAAGAAAAGAGTCTTCATATTGCATATGGAGGCTCTTTCTTTTTTTGAAAAACTAATTACTTTGTGCACTATATAATGCGGAGGAAATAATGTGGCAGTTCCTGTTTTATCACCGAGTTCAAATTCTAGTTTAGTTGTTTTACCTGCAACCGGGTCAAAATCTCTAGTTACAGGGTCACTTCCCATTGGTGCCTATACTGGTGCTGACTTCATTTCCGGCGCCTACGATCAAGTTGCTTATGTTTATCGCAAACTCGGCGGCGAAGTTCTAGATATTGAGATAACTGCCAATCAGGTCTATGCGGCCTATGAAGAAGCGGTCTTAGAATATTCTTATATTGTCAACATTCATCAAACAAAGAATGCCCTTTCTGATTTACTCGGTAATCCTACGGGAACTTTTGATAGTGATGGAGCCATGCAAGCAGGCGACCTTAATACTGCTTTAAGCGGAACGGGAGCCGAATTACGTTATCCTAAGTTTAATTTTTCTTATCCTAAGCGTGTGGCGATGGGAATATCAGAAAAGGCTCGTGTCGGAGGATCCAATCAATTCTATTCATCTTCTCTTGACGTGGTGGCGGATCAACAATCATATGATCTTCAAGCAGCCGTATCCGCTAGCGCTTTGTCGGGGGGTGTTAACTTCGCTTCCATAGATAGAGATAGAAGGATCAATATCACCCAAGTATGGTATAAGTCTCCACGTGTTATGTGGAGATTTTATGGATATTACGGCGGAATTAATGCGGTGGGGAACATGTCAACATATGGACAATATGCGGACGATAGCACATGGCAGGTGGTTCCGGTGTGGCAGAATAAACTTCAAGCCATGGCATATGAAGATGCTATGTATACTAGGATTTCTCACTATTCTTTTGATGTAAGAGATAATCAATTAAGACTTTTTCCCACCCCATCTGGCGTAGACATGACCAAGTTGTGGTTTGAGTTTACGGTGGACGAAGATCCATTGCTTGATAAGGCAGGGATGGAAACCGGCGCGAAGGGCATCAATAACATGAATACGGCGCCATTTGCTAATATCCCTTATATTAATATAAATTCTATAGGGAAACAGTGGATTCGAAGATTTGCACTTTCCATATGCAAGGAGATGTTAGGGCTTGTTCGGAGTAAGTTTTCTACTATTCCCATTCCGGGCGAGGCAGTTACCTTAGACGGGCCGGCCCTTATTACTTCCGCCAAAGAAGAGCAGAAAGCTTTAAGAGATGAACTGAAAGAAGTTCTTGATGAATTGACGTATGCTAAATTGGCAGAGAAAGACTCGGTGATTGCAACCAATGCTGAGACTTTGCTCTCTAAAATACCTCTGGCTATATACCCAGGTTAGGAGGGGCAACTAAGTGGCAGATAAAAACATAACATGGACTCAGCCCACCAATCCTCCTCCTCCCTTATTCATGGGAGGAAAAGAGCGAGATTTTGTAAAGCAGGTCAATGATGAATTGATCGAACGCGTGATAGGGCAGACCATTTTGTACTATCCCGTTAGTTTAGAACATACAAATTATCATTCTTTATACGGAGAAGCGATTCACAAGAGTTTTCTATCGCCAGTTAAGGTTAATGCTTTAATTACATGGGATGGGCAAACTACTACTACTACAAATTATGGAATTGATCGACGCTCTAAACTTACTATTCATTTTCATAAGAGAAGGCTCACTGAAGACCAAGACTTGCAAGTACAAGAAGGAGATTTTATACTCTATGGAAGATTGTTTTACGAAATTGTAGAGCTGAATGAACCACAACGACTTTTTGGGCAAATAAATCATAAAATGGAAATAGCTGCTACATGTATCCGCGCCCGCGATGGGGTTTTTGAAGAAGCAGCTCTTCCAGAAGTTTCTATCACCAAGTATCAGTTGGCACAAGATCGAGTCCAAAATGTATGTGTGTTAACTATTCCGGATGACTGTAAGATATGTGTTCCCAAGCTTTCTGGGGCTGATGTTACATCATTGGATTATAGAACACTCGAAGAGTTTGCAGGAGATCCCAGCAAATATAACGGGTATCAGTTCTACTTAACTGATGCAGGCCCATCGCCTGTTGGAGCATTTACCATTTCTAATAAGTGGTATTTTAACGAAAATGCGGTTTGGTATGTGAGTCCGTTTTACAATACGGCATAAGGATAAAGAGATATGGCAGATAAAGAAACTATTATTAATTTACAACCTTCAAACTTAGAAACTATTGACGATGCAATGTTTAAATGGGTGAATGAACATATTAATGTATCCGCTACTTCCAATAGAGGATGGGAAAAAGTCCCAGTGATTTGGACATCGGCGGAACGCGCCTTTCAATCTAAGAGAGACAAGAGCTTGAGAGATAAAGAAGGGGCCCTCATTCTCCCCCTCGTAACAGTGGAGAGAAGTTCAGTGGAAAAGGATTTAGCTTTTAAGGGATCCCTCCAGTCTAATATTTTTCCTCGGAATGATTATAGAGGGGGTTCGATACCGTTAGATCGAGTGATAAATCAAGTTAAAACAAAGAACTTTCAAAATGCGGACGCAAAGAAAAAATATGGACAGTTGAACTTTAAAGTTAAGCCAACAAACAATAAAATAGTTTATACTTACCGCTCTATTCCCATGCCGGTATATGTTACAATAATGTATAAGATTATGTTAAGGGCGGAATACCAGCAGCAGATAAATGAATTGGCTCAACCTTTTATGGTCGCGACCGGAGGGATCAACGCCTTTATATTACAGGGCGAAGGCCATCGCTATGAAGGATTTATGCAAAAAGAGTACCTCCAAGAGAATAATGTGGCAGATATGGGGGATGAAGAGCGCATATATCAAACCTCTGTCAATATCAAGATTTTAGGATATCTTGTTGGAAGTGGTGACAATCAGAAAACGCCCCAAATTGTAGAAAGAGAGAACGCTGTGGAAGTTAAACTTCCTCGGGAGCGTGTTATTCTTGGGGATACGCCCACATGGAAGGATGGTAAGTATATTGGATTGTAGCTTTCGGTAGAGAATAAAACTGCATTTGATATTTTTTAAAACTATTTACAAGAAGATAAAACCAAGTTTTATATCAAGATTTTAATAAGGAGAGCAACGTACTATGTCAGTTAATAAATTTAAGTTTGTATCCCCTGGAGTGTTCGTCTCAGAGGTTGACAATTCACAGTTACCCGGGCTTCCACGAGGGGTAGGACCAGTTGTTATAGGAAGGTCGCTTAAAGGACCAGCGATGCGCCCTATCCAAGTAGATTCCTTCTCAGAGTTTGTTGAGACTTTCGGCAATCCTATTTTTGGTGGTGGTGCCTCAGACGTATGGAGAGCGGGCCCTAACGTTTCGGCTCCTTCCTATGGTACGTACGCTGCCCAAGCATATTTACGCAATGAAAGTCCCCTTGTGTTTGTTAGGCTAGCCGGTATTAATATAACAAGCGCCACCGGCGATGGCGTTGCAGGATGGGAAGCTAATTCGGTGGAGATGTCAACCAGCGCAGCCGGCAATTATGTTGGTGGCGCGTTCGGTTTGTTTATCGCCCCCAATCCTGGTACCACTAGCGCTATTGCGGCATCCGGCACCTTGGAAACCCCTCTAAGCGGTACCGTCAGCATCCTCGGCGATGAACAATTTATATTGACATCCTCCTTTGGAGGCAATATATATACTTTTATTGCTACGGGATCAACTCCCGTCGACATAAGCACCACCAATCCATTCATATATGAGTTTGATGCAGGCGAAGCAGACGCACAAGGTCTAGGCATCACATCTACCAATATAGCAGCGCTTATTAACGCTAGCGCATCGGCAGATTTCACCGCTGTTTCTTCTTCAGTCGGAGTTACTATTAGCTCCACTGCGGTAGGTACTCTCGGTAACGATGATAATCTTTCTTCGTCTCTTGCCGGCGCCGAACTGGTTGCAACTGATTTTACCGATGGTGTCAATAAGCTTGGCCCATTTACTGGTAGCCTTGCTGCCATCTTTTATGCACGAACTGGTTCAATCGGATTGAGTGGAACTTATGCAGATGGCGCCACAGAAGGTTCCGGAACTTGTGGAATTTTTAAATCTACTACTTTGAATACCTTTACTGCTTGCATTAAAGATGCCGGCGGGACTGCCACTGATAAAATAGTTTTCAATTTTGATGAGAATAGTAAACTTTTTATTAGAAATGTTTTTAATACTAATCCAACGGCGATTAATTCCTCAACCAATGTCAATAAGACAGAAAACCAAAAAACTTATTTTCTTGGTGAATCTTTTGAGCGAAGCATTAGTGACTTAAGCGATCTCGACAATGGTAGTTATGGTGTTATTTTAGGGCTTGAGTCCAGTAGTGTGGCACAGCACATCCAGCGCACCGAGCTTACTGATGCTCAAACTGGATGGTTTTTTGCTCAAGATTTAAACGCGCCAGCTTCTTATGATGCGCTTAATATGCAGAAGCTTTTTAGGTTTGTTGGTCTTGATGGCGCCGAGTGGCCTCAGAATAATTTGAAGATTTCTATCACGAATATTACACCTTCAAATAACGAAGCGAATCCTTTTGGGTATTTTACAGTACAAATCAGAGATATTGCCGATAGTGATAACAATCCACGACCTGTAGAAACTTACAGCGATGTGAATTTGAATCCCGATTCTCCCAATTATATTGTGCGACGCATAGGGGATTCTTATACTCAGTGGGATGAAACTGCTAAAAGATATACGGTTTATGGTGATTATGTTAACATTTCTCGCTATGTGCGTATTGAACTGGATAGTGCCCTCAAACCAGATGGCCCTCCAGATTCTAAGATGTTGCCATTTGGAGTTTATGGTCCTACTCGATGGACCGGCTTTGGTCTTAATAGTGGTAGTGCCACCGCCCTGCCTCCATATACTACTACTGGTAATAACACGAACGTATATGTTATTGGTAACGATGGCGTTCCTGACTCGGTAGCAGATAGTGACAATTTTATTAAAATAGGAGCTACTACGACACCAGCAACACAGCTTACTGGAACTTTCTTATTTCCAGCCGTACCTACTCGAACGAATAGTGACGATGGAATAATTACTAACCAGACAGACGCCTACTTCGGCGCCACAGCTAACATGAAAGATAGCAATCGGGTCGAAGCCAGCGTGAAAGATATGTTGAGGCGCAAGCCAAATGATAAAGGTGTCCAGACAACCAACCCCGACGCTATAGAGTACTCATGGCTCTTCTCTTTAGATGACGTAGAGCCGGGCACAGGCGGAGCAACCGCAACGTGGGCGAGTGGATCTAGAGCAGACGGCAATTCATATACAGCAACAGGTGATTACAAAACTGTTCTTGATGCTGGCTTTGATAGTTTTACTACTCTATTGAGTGAGGGTTTCGAGGGTGTAAATATCCTTGAGAAAGAACCTTTCCGCAATACAGTGTTGGTCGGCGGTACGGCAGGCACAAGCTATACTTATGCTTCACTAGAGCGCGCCATTGACACAGTGGCAGACGCCGACGTTGTTGAAGCCAATATGATGTCAGTGCCGGGACTTACGAACTCTACGCTTACAAGCAGGCTATTAGATGTCTGCGAAGCGCGTGGCGATTCGCTAGGGGTTATTGATCTGGAGGGTGGCTATACACCTGTCACAGAAGATGCAGATGCTTCCGATTCAGATAGGATAGGATCAGTGCAAAATACCGTAGATCTGTTGAACAATAGAAACCTTAACAATAGTTATGGTTGTGCTTATTATCCATGGGTTCAAGTGACCGATACTGTAACGACGGGAGGCTCCTTGTGGGTGCCTCCAAGCGTTGTTGTCTTGGGAACTTTAGCTAGCAGTCAAGCGGCCAGTGAATTATGGTTCGCACCCGCTGGGTTTACCAGAGGTGGCCTCACCGAAGGAAGTGCAGGGTTGCCTGTGACTAATGTGCGGACTAGATTGAATTCTAAAGAAAGAGATAGTCTTTACAACACCAACATTAATCCGATTGCCCAATTTCCTGCCGAAGGAATTGTAATTTTTGGACAGAAGACCCTTCAGGTTTCACAATCAGCACTAGATAGAATTAATGTGCGTAGATTGATGATTTATGTGAAGCGCGAGATTTCTCGCATTGCTGCCACCATGTTATTTGAACAAAATGTACAAGCAACTTGGAATAGATTCTTAGGTAAAGTTAATCCTTTCCTTGGAAGCATTAAGACGCGCCTGGGGCTTACTGACTATTTGGTAATTTTGGATGACACTACGACGACGCCTGATTTGGTTGATAGAAATATCTTATATGCTAAGATTTTCTTGAAGCCTGCTCGCGCTATTGAATTTATTGCTCTGGATTTTGTTATTACAAGAACTGGTGCAGGCTTTGAGGATTAAATTTAAAAGTATTTACTATTTATAGTATAACGAGACAAAGAGGAGAAAATATATTATGCCATTTTGGGGAACAGCAGCAGTAGCAGATCCGAAGAGATCATTTAGATGGGTCCTTGATCTAGGAGTAGATGGGTTAGCAGACAATATTTCCTATATTTGTAAGAAGATTCAAAAGCCGACTATGAATATCGCGGAAGCAGAACATAAGTTTCTTAACCATAGTTTTTATTATCCCGGTAGCGTTACTTATGATAAGATTACGATGGTATTGGTCGACCCGGCCAATCCCCACTCCACGCAGGCATTATATAATTTGATTCAAGATTCGGGGTACGAATTGCCCAGCAACATCACAGATGATGTAGGGGTGGGTAACGGCACCTCTACGATTAGCAAGAGATTGGCGACTTCTAAGATTAATGATTGCAAGATTTCAATGTTAGATGGGTCAGGAAATGTTATTGAAGAGACTGTCCTAAAGAATGCATGGATAGCTAAGGTAGATTTTGGTGGAGATCTCGATTACGAAACCGAGAACTTGATGGAAATCACTGTTGACTTTAGATTTGATTGGTTTGAACTAAAAACATTCGACCAGTCGGCCTAAAAAATAAAGAGAGGTATTAATGAGAAAGCGAACTAATGAGGAGCGGCTAGGCTTGCCCACTCCGGGGGCAACGCATTCTAGCGACGCTCCTCCTGTGCCTATGGCATCACCTGACGAGCCATCCGCAGGATTAAGCTATGTTGTTCCCACCGGAATGGTGGAAATCCCTTCGCAAGGGAAGCTGTATCCTGAAGCCCATCCTTTATGTGGCTCCGATGAAGTGGAGCTAAAAGAGATGACTGCGAAAGAGGAAGATATTTTAACCACGCAATCCTATATTAAAAACGGAACTGCTTTTGATCGATTGCTTCGAAGTTTAATAGTAGATAAGTCAATCAAGCCGGGAGAACTTTTGATTGGCGATAAAAATGCTCTGTTAATTGGTGCGCGCATAAGTGCATATGGGAACCTCTATGACACTGCTGTCTCATGCCCGATTTGTTCTCACGAGCAATCGTATGAATTCGATCTTCTTACGTGCCCCCACAATAATCCGGTGGATCTTGAGACGACGGCAGATGAAGATTTGCGCCAAGCGGTTAGTGACGGCGCCGAACCAGGAAAGTATTTTATTTTACTACCTAAATCGCAGTGCACTGTGGAGATCAGGCTCGTTACAGGAAATGATGAAACTAGCATGACTCAACTTAAAGAGATGAAAAGAAAGAAGAAGTTAGCACAAAGCCCTTTAACTGATCATCTTAAGAAGATTGTACTTTCTGTTAACGGAGTGGAACAGTCAGGAGAAGTTGCTAGATTTATAGAATCGATGCCGGCCTCTGATTCTCGTTTTCTTCGGAAGATGTTTGCCAAGCTAACCCCCAATATTGAAATGACGCAAGAGTTCGTTTGCGACGAGTGTGATTACGAACA